AGCCTCTCGTAGATTTCGTTATGTGATACTTCCTGTTGTTTCACTTCTTTGTCCTAAGTTCAGTTATCTTTTCAAGACTCCGTGAACCGAAGTAGGCTCCGAAGATCAACATACCCCAGTTACCCAAGAGAGTGACATAGGCTTCGTTAGCGTTGTAGCCGTAGGCAGACATCATAGCAAAGGTAAAGTAACCAGAGAAGATAGCGATTAAAGACAGTGGACGAATATTCTTGGACAGCCAAGAGTCACTCGCCATGTCTGAAGTCCACCTACCAGTTACGTTCTCCTGCTCAGTCTTGAACAGCTCAGTATCATTGGCCATCTTAGCAAGCTCACCGTCCTGAGCCATCTGTGCCAGCTTCAGTTGAGCTTCAGCCTTAGCAGTTGGATCAGGGATGAGCTTGTCAATCAGCTTACCACCGATACCTAGTAGTGATTCTAAGATCATATGTATTTGCTCCTGTGCAGCTCAAGGTGCGGATAATCTTTGAAAGACACCCAATCGCCACCACTAACGATAGGAATGTCAAAACCCTTAGCGATAGCTTTGATGTGATTGATCACTGGAATAAAGTGTTTTGCATCCCATGAGATTGTACCATCTACGAATACAGCAATATCCACAGCTTTCCCTGTAAGATGCCTACTGTTCATCGTTTGAGACTTACCCGCATCAAAGAGTTCCTTTTGGCGCTCTCTGGTGCGTAAGCCTTCAGTGATGGAGAAGTCCAAAGGAGACCCTTTAATGGCCTCCTCTATCACTTTCACTAGGTCAGGATGGACTCCGATTAGACGTTCCTTAGATTTGTTTCCGAATGAGAATGTCATTATTTACTCCTGTTGACTCGAAAACAAACCTTCTCTGAAAGCAGTACGAGTTTTTGGCCCTTGCTGTTTACGGGAAGTATCTGCTCTAGGTTTACGAAGACTTTCTTCCATGTCTTCAGCCACACTTAACATGCGTTCACGATTAGCAATAGCTTCTTGATAAGCCCTTTGATTAGCAGCTCGTTGAGCAATTGCATCATAAGCAGCAGCCTTTTCACGGGCCTTTTGAGCAGTCTCAGCTACCCATCGACGGTCAGTAATCTTAGCAGCAACTTCTTTATCAGAAAGAGATTTGAAACCCGGAGCAACTTCTGAAATATCAACACGGGTTCGATCCCATGCTACTTTTTCTGCTGCCGTAAAATCAAACTTCTTGCCTTCAGTGACTTTAGTAGCTGCTGATTCCAAAGAAGAACCAAAATTACTAAAGGTTTCAGGCGTTGCTCCTTTAAGACCTTTTGAAATTTCAGGAGCGCCTGTTAAAGGATTAATTTGAAGCTCCACCGCACCTTTAGTAGGCTGTCTTGCTGCTGCTTCTGCCGCTGCTGCTTGTTGCTCAGCTTGTTGTCCAAGAGTACGTGACATTTGAGCAGCCCTTTGACGCTCAGTTGCCAACGTCTCCATAGTGCCCCCTCGTCCCAACTGCAATAAACCTCCTGTTTCAGGCCCAACAAAGGTAGCACGGGGAGGATATTGGTTTGGCTGCATTACAAAGTTAGGACGATATGGTCCTTCTCCGGGCATTAATACTTCCACAGGAGCTTGATAAGGAACAAGAGCCCTCTCGTTAGGAACAGGAGGTTGCATAGCTGCTGCTACTTGGTTCACGGGTATCCGAGCATCCCTCAAATTCAAGCCTGATTGATACTCAGGATTAACCATTCTACGGGCAGCTAAAGACTGTGCTGTTTCTCCTAAGCCTGCGCCTAGAACAGAACCCAAAGCAGCACTGACATAATCACCACCAAGAGCATACCCGGTCAATCCACCTAGTGTACCCGAAGCTCCTGTTCTTCCTATCCTTGCAGGAGTGAACTCAGGAGTGGCTCTCTTAGTAAAGACATCAGGGAAGTTACCTGCTATTTTACCAAGAGAAGCAATATCGCCAGTTAGTGTATTATCTTTAGATGTTATACGGCTAAGTTTATTAACATCAATCATGCCTGTGTTAAAATCAGTAGCTCCTTCGTAGGCATAAGACTTTGCCATCTTCTGTCTTGCATCCCTAAATTGAGCCACCAACCGAGGGTTTGTGATATTAGCTTCAATTGTAGATTCTAAGACGTTAGCGATAGCAAGGTTAGTATCAGCCCAATCCAATGCTGCTAAATCTGCACTCTTATTATTATATACTTTCCGGGAGCGATTACGCAAAGTCTGGATATTCTTTAACAGTTCAGCTCCTGTCAAACCTGTTTCAAGTTTCTTGCCAGCATCGTCAATAACAGCATTAATAGCTTTTGAGAATTTCTCAGAGCCAATAATAGATGCATCAGGACGCAATCCATTTAAATCAGCACGAACATTATCATCAGCAACTATTGTGGGTAGCTTCTTGATTTCATTATAAGGTTGAGCTACCTGAGCACGGGCAGTACTAAAGGGGTCTTTGCTGGTTAGTTGCGTTGTCAGTGGAAGATCAAGTTCAGCTAATCCTACTTTTCGTATCTGATTCTTATTAGCTTGAGCAGTGGCATCTACGCCTTTTTCTCCCGCAATGGCTGAAAGAATTTTAGGACCGACTGTTGGCTGGATGTCTTCAGGACGTAAAAAGATTCCCAATCGTTGTGCTTCTTGTGCTGCGTCAATTTGGGGGCCTCTTTCGTAATCCTTCAGAGAAGCTGCCTCTTTGCGTTTCTGTAGTTGCTGTTCAATAGGCATTGTGAGGCCAGTGACTGCTTTATCTACTAAAGGAGCAGTAACTGTTGTAACAGCTTTGGCTACAGGTTTAGCCACTACAGGAGCAGCTATTGAAGCAGTGCCCAAATAACTTTCTACGTCAGCTTCAGGCAGTCCTGTTTTATCAGCTATCCATTTAGCTCCTTTTTGGAAGTTCTGTCCGATGAAATCCATCACCTTACGACCGGCTTCTTGTTGATACTCAGGAGTTCCTGTCACACCTAGCACTTTACCGAAGGGTTGATCTACAGCACTTACTACTTTTTCAGTGGCTGCTTTAGCTTCTTCAGGAGAACGTCCCAATCGAGCTAAAGGATAACCCACCATTTGAACTGCGGCAGGAAGAATACCTCCTACAGTTACATCAGCAAGAGAAGCTAAACCTCTTTTTAAATTTTCTCCTACTGACGTAGAGGCAGGCTGTACTTGTGTCTTCTTCACTCCTAACTGAGCGTAAAACTGATCTTTTGGAATATCCGAATAGAACTTCGAGTGGAAAGAATCGGCAAGTTGTGTATCCGACAAATCATTGTACTGTGGATACTGCTGTCGGATTTGTTCAATTGTTGCCATGTGTTTCCTTATTAGTTACGCCGAATGTTTAGAGGATCGTTATTAACAGAAGGTGCTGACCCTCCGGGAATTTGAGAAACCGCAGAAGCAGGAGCAGCTCCTAAGTTCTTAAATGTCTGCCCATACTCATAGTTAAAATCAGTTTTATACCTTTCTTCTTTAGGCATTTTACTCATTCTTTCATATGTCACGGTACTAGCAGTTGCTTCCTTCTTCACATCTTTCAACAAGCGAATAATTGTATCCCACTCTTGAACGGAAGAAGGCTTACTTGCCAACAACTGTTGCAATTCAGCATTAGACTGACTTCCGGGGAAGTCACGAGCAATCGTACGCACCAGTTGAGCAGTTACACTATTCAGGTATTCTGTGTTAGACAATTTGGCTGTGTCTACAGGAACGCCCATGTAAGAAGCAGCTTTGCCCAGCTGCAACGCAGCATTAGCAAAACTACCTGTGAAGGTGTTAGGCAACGCTTTCTCTACTGCGTCTAGCTTAGGAATAAGGGCAACTTGGTTCTTATATAAATCGCCTGCTTTAGACCAAGCTTCTCCAGCAGATTTAGCATCTGCCTGTGCTCCAAACTTCTCAAGAACACCTCCAATACCTAGGTCGATTTTCGGAGCGGTAGCAGTTTTCTTAGTAACATCTTCTTTAAACAAAGCAGCATTAACTTGAGCAACTTGTTCAGGAGTATATCCACCATAGTTAGATTTTTCGCCAAATTTAAGCTCAACCGCTTTAGCAATAAAATCAGGCTGAGGCTTGGCAAACTTATCAATAGCTTCAAGTTGGCCTTTACCTTGCACATAGTTAGCAATACTTTCAGTAGTATACTTTCCTTCTTTAGCAAGTGCGTGTCCCCTGCCTTCAGGAGAAATATCAAACTGTTTACCTGCTGCTGTAGCTAAATTAGAAGCCATTGTAGAAGTATCTAAGCCTTGTTTAATAGCCGCTGCTTGAAGCGCCTGAGATTTAGCATAAGCCTCTTGAGCACCTCGAATATCTCCTGCCTGCATTAACTGAGAACCCAGATCGCCCCAGCCTTTAGCATTAACAGGCTGTGCTTGTTGCAACAACGAACGGCGCTGTGTAAGCTGCATCATCTCAGGATCTTGAGCGCCGAGCATACCTCCGATAGCGCCACCCAAGCGACTAGCGCCTGAGTAGATACCAGCGGTAGCTCGTTGGAAAGGATCCATCTTAGCGTACTGCATAGCCTCTTGTTGTAAGGCTTGATCGCGCTGTGCCTGAAGGGATTCTGGAGTGATCCCAAATAAACTATTAACTACTTCAGCCATTGTTACTCCTTAGTTAAACCAAGCATTCTGATCTGCCAGCATCTGGGCTTGTTGTGTCTGCGGATTAGCCGTTGCTCCTGCTAAGTACTGATCCTGTTGGCCGTAGGCTCCCTGAGCTGTTCCGCCATAAGGGTTCATCCAGTTAGAGATACCCTGTGTCAGTTGCTTGTTACCTGCGGCTGCTGTCAAAGCAGTGCCGAATGGGCTGTAAGCGTTAGCTGCTTGCATGGCATTAGCTGCGTTGGTAGAGCCTGTCATTAAGGTGTTACCTACGTTAGCACCTGCTTGAGCAGCACGTCCCCCCAACTGAGCACCTAAGTCCAAAGCACTTTGACCAGCAGATTCTAAGCCCTGAGCCAAGCCGAACTGTGTCTTAACTGGGTTATAACCAGCAGAAGCCAAGTCAATGCCTGTACCGAACAAACCTGCACCGAAGGTAGTCTGTGCTCTGCCTTGCTCTTGTGCCTGCGCAGCCAACTGCATATCCTGCAACATCTGAGAGTTCAAGAGAGCCTGTTGCTCAGGGTTGGCTGCGCCCATCATACCGCCTTGGGAGACAGCGACACCACCACGGCCTGTATTGAACAGGTTCTGTGTCAAGCCTGCTTGTGCCTGCTGACGACCAGGCTGCAAGAGAGCCTGCTGAGACTGCATCCACTGCTGTGCAGCCTCTTGCGGAGACTGAGCCAGATACTGTTGACCTAAGCCAAACAGTTGTTGTTGAGCCGCCTGAGCCTGCTCACCCGCCTGCATACCTGCACCACCTGCCTGAGACAGCAAGCGATCACGCATTGCAGCCACTTCAGGGGAGACATCGTAGCCTGCTGACTGAAGATAGCCTTCAGGAGACATCTGGAAGTTAGAGGAACCGAAGCGGGTAGTGACACCCACTGGACGGAACTTCTGTGCTTCTGCTGCTACACGAGCAGCTTCAAGTTGTGCGTTAGCGGATGTCTGTGCTGCGTCTTCAGCAGAGTTACCACTAATAATACCACCTAATAAGGCTCCACCTGCTGCGATCCATGGCATATTAAGCCTCTACTTTCTTGTCTTGTTTGATTAAAACTTGATCTACTTTATTCACGTCAGTTTCCTCGGTTTGATGGATACAGAACCACACTGAATCCTCTAATGCTAGAATGGTGTGGTTTACATCTTTAACAATATTGATACAAGCAGGGGCTGTGTATGTCTCTACTACATCGTTGTCAAATAATACCCTGACCTTACCTTGAGCTAAGATACTCAAATGGTCATAGGTATGTTTGTGTTGGCAAGCAAGAGAGCCTTTAGCGAGACTCATCTGCTTGGCGTATAAGCCATCGCTAAAGTGATGCTGGATCATGCCGTACGCTTCCACATAGCCACTGTGATGTACGGCTGGAGGTTAGCGTTAGTGCCGCTGGAGCCAACAGTATCAATAGTGTGTGTATGGTCAGCGACAGAGCTAGTATTCTGACTAGACGTACTAGCGATAGGGGTCTGCAAAGGGCCGCCATCCAAGTAGTTCCACCCGTTATACTGCTGATATGTGTGGTTGTGTGCCCCTGCTGCACCCAGAGTGTGTGTGTGGCTAACAACAATAGCGTCCTTGCTACCACCAGTCTCTTCCAGAGCATCGAACAAGGTGTCAGAGCCGTTCAAGCCTACCATCACTCGGCCTGCACCGAAGGCTGCCCAAGTACCGAAGCCTAACAACGTAGCAGGGTTAGTGGTAACACCTGCGTTGATGTAGATAGAGCCTACTGGATACAAAGCCTGCATCGCAGTAGTCACAAAAGCTGTGGTAGCCAGTTGGGTAGTGTTATTACCCACTGCTGCCGTAGGAGCCAAAGGAATACCTGAGAAAGTAGGGCTTGTAGTGTCAGCCTTAGAATCTACAGCAGTTGCAATGTTATTGAACTCAATATCAATCTCAGTGCCTTTGACAATCTTTAGAGGATTGCCTGAGGCCAGCGAGTCTTTACTGGCAAAATTAGTACTCTTTACGTATGCTGTCATTATATAATCTTCCCATTCTTAGCCTGAATTTCTAACTTTTGGATACTTAAAGCAGAACCATTGATGTCCGCTTCGTAGCCAGTTTGGATAACTTTACCTGCACCTGTTGGGTAGGCAGTTAGTGTTTGGAGGGAAATACCATCAGAGTATTCTGCCCCTGTAATATTATACTCTGAAATACCAAATTCTGCAACCCCTTGAGCAGGAATTTTAGTGTTTTGTGAGAAATAGTTCTCTTTAAAGTCGTATCCCCACTTAATTGTGACATACTGGTTAGAACCACCAATCACAACCACTGAGAGTTTCTTCAAGACAGAGCTTACCGAAGGAGCGCCTAAGTCAGTATGGTTAGTAAAGTATTGGAAGCGGTAGATATTACCGTTGTCCTGATACCCTGAATACTGACCAATGTAGCCTGCTTTACCAATCAAGAGACTCTTATCACGAAGGTAGCAGAAGCTCTTAGGCTCAATGCTATCCCATACTGTTACCCTGTTAGAGCCATCCTGTAATGTAGCTTTCGTGTCAAAGCAGTACACAACCTTCAGGCTAGGTAAAGACAGCAGGTAGAAGGACTCAAAAGGACTGTAGACGGACTTCAGTGTAGCAGCTACTTCACCTGCAACGGCACTCATCAAGTCATTACGTACGTTCTTAGACAAGTCACGGAAAGGTGCTGACTTCTCTTGGATGGTACGCAGTACGCTGCGCACGCCAGTATCAGACAAGAAGATAACATCTGAGCCTGTATTCTGGATGGTGTCTCTAGCGATGCAGCCAATACCTGTCAAGGAGTCAGAGATCTTGAACACACCTGCTGAGAGTACATCCTGAGCACCTGAGTACACCAAGATATTGTTCTTACCGAAGATGAACAAGAAGCCGTTATGCGAAGCTAAGCCTGTGATGTTATCTGCACCGTTAGGCCACACAGAAGATACATCAATAGAGCCTGTAGAGCCATTAGCCCACTTATGTCCAGAAAGGATGTCAGACCAGTAGATCACTGTCTTCTCAGTGGCTGTATCAGCTACCCACAGACGACCATAGGCAGACAGGACAATGTTACCTGAAGGGACAGTACCTGTGTAGCCCGTCTTCTCAGACACACGGCGATACGTAGTAGTACTTACAGCAGGATCGAACACCAGAGGATCATGCCCTACTTGGAACAGATATAAGCATTCGTTCAAGGCAGCGATCTGCCAGTTGTTAGCTGTGATTGTCGGAGCAGTACCGCCACCCCCATAGGTAAGCATAGTCAGTGTACTGCCTACCAGCTTAAATACTTTGTTGTTGCCTGCTGCGATGGTGTACTCAGAGCCGTTGTCTATAACCAACTGACCTATAGCTTCTACGTTAGCAGAGCCTAAGTCAGTGTTGGTAGTGTTCTTAGTTACCCACCCTTTACGAGCACCCACACGTCCATACTGGTCAATGACACAGTTGACAGCGGTCAGGGCAAAGCCAGAGGCTAAGTCTAGTGACGAGTCCTGACTATTCAATCCATAAAAACCCGGGGCAGTAATACTGAATGTTTGAATAGGTTGTGCCATAAGTTACACAGCCTCCCAAGTCTCTTCCTCAACATACCGTGAACTCTCAATGGCGATAGCGTCAGCTAAAGAGGACTTATAAAGGCCAAAGGCTTCAGTACTGTTCAAGCCACCGTCTTCACCGCGCTCAACCAAAGCACGGGCAAAGGCTCCTAATACCACAGGCTCTTTAGGAGCAAGCAGTGTATCAGCATCGCCTGTCAGTTCTGCTTGAGGAATGTACAAGTTGAAATACAGAGTCAAACCAGCGTTAGGGACAGGGTAAAAGTCTACCTTGGTGTCGCCTGTAGTGTGTACACCGTTAAAGTTATAGTACATTGGATTACCGGGATTCATGTTGTTCAGTAAGTACTGAGACATCATCTTGGTAGTCAATGCGTTGATCTGGCTCTTGTTGGTAATGTCCTGAGCATCAATGACTTTAAAGCGAGTACCTGACCCATTGAGCACATAGCCGTATGTGTTAGCTAGTGTCTCAATCATCAAGGTATCTGTTAAAGAGTTCCATGCGTAGGCATCTTCTACTTGTCGTTTGGCATCGTTAACCAACTTACCCACAAGCTTAGATAAAGTATTCTCATTAACTGTACTGACTTCAGGTTCGCGCATACGAATCAAGATGTCATTAACCAGTTCAAGGTATGTTGGCAAGGCCATAGATTAGATTCCTTCTTTCTTAAACAATTCAAAGGTACAGATGGTACTGAAAGAGCTACCTGCTTCACTTGTCATGACAACAGTGTCTCCCTCCTCCATTACCACATAAGCTCCTCCATCCATGCGTACATAGCCACCTGAGGCAATCGTACCGTTGTGTACGTGAATGTCAGCAGATGCGCTGGAGTCTCTCCAGTAAGCAGAAATGCTCTTGGTAGAGCCTGAGTTATTGAAAAGATACATCAAGTTCCACTTAGCAAAGTAGCCAGTAGGAACTGTGTAGATCGTAGTAGCCGTAGCTGAGGCAAGGTTAACACCTACCGATACAGGACGTGTCATTTGGCTTTCTTCTTGTCTTTGTTCTTCTTGGTGCGTTCACCGCGCTCTGGCTTCTCACGGCCTGCCTCAGACAGTGCAATAGCAACTGCTTGCTTCTGAGGTTTCCCTTCTTTGACCATCATGGAGATATTCTCACTGACTGTCTTATCTGATTTACCTTTTTTGAGAGGCATATTAGTTACTCCTTTATAAAGTTTCTACGATTAACTTAAGTTCTGAAACACCGGGAGCAGCATCAATATCATCTTGGATGGCGGCATACTTCTCACGCACAGCTTGACGAGCAGCTTCAGCAGCTACTGCTTCACTTGGAATGGTTGCCTTGACATCCAGTGGTAAAAACTCCGCAGTGCGTTTGGCACGGCGAATGTCATGCACAATGACCTTAGCTTTGTCTAAGTTGATGTTAATCATGCTGTGTATTCCCATGCGTTACGGAAGGTACGGTCTTCAGGGATGTCGGCAACATCCACAATCTTGTAAGGCTTGCCTTCAGGAATGTCCTTCATTGCTGCTTCAACAGACTCGGCAGGGATAATGATAGCCACACCGCCATCGTCAGTTGGGTAAATGATTCTTTTGTTCATGGTATCCTTTCAGCGGAAGATAACAGCAGTAACGTTGTTGGAGTCATACCTGTTGCCGTTGCCGCTGTTAACAATGAAAACATCGCAAATTGTTGTTGACTTGTTGGAACCACCAGTTGCGTAGTCATTTCCATCCACAGCAAAAGCACATGAAAAAGCGGCTGAAAAATCAGCATCAGGCAGTGCGGTAGCAAAGTTAACCGTATAAGCACCAGTTCCGTTATCTGTGATACTGGATACGTTACCAGAGGCACGAATAGCCACAGTACCTGTACCGTTGAAGTTTACCCATGCTCGTGCGGAGTACGAAGGTGCTGATCCCGATGCAGTGGAAAGCGAGGCAGCAGTTCCTGTAGTATTTTGGTTAAGTGTTGGAATATCGGCAGCAACTAATGCTCGGAATGAAGGAACACCTGCTGAACCGTTAGGTGATGCTAAAACATAATTAGCAGTTTTAGAAGCGTATGGATTTTGAGTATCTCCATATCCAGAAGCTAATGAAATTGCAGGTGTCGTCCCGCCTGAAGAGACTACAGGAGAAGTTCCTGATACGCTTGTAACACCTCCACTTACGGTAGCCCAACTTGTTGTTGACCCGTTTGTGGTCAGATACTTACCTGAGTTACCTGTCTGAGAAGGATATGTAGCATAACCAGCAGAGGCGTGATTGCCCCAACCATACGCTGTATTCCAGTTAGAGGAGTTGTTAGTAGTGCCATACCAGCTAGAAGCTAAGTATACAGGGTCTGTTTCTGTGTAGCTTTGGAGTGCTGTATCAGCCTTAACACCTTGAGCAGCAGTTGCATAATCAGTGCTTGCAGTTGTAGCTGCTGTGCCTAAGCCTAAGTTGGTACGGGCAGCAGAAGCACTAGCCAAGTCAGATAAGTTGTTAGCTTTGAGGGCAACAGTAGAGCTGTTAGCTGCTGTGTAACCCAATGCTGTGTTAACATCGGTATCCAGCAATGTGACAGGGCCTGTACGTGTGTTGAAGGACGACACAGCAGCGCCTGCTGAGAAGTCAGTCCAAGCAGAGCCTGTGTAGACACGCATCTCAGGGACAGTGGTGTTGAAGTACAGAGCACCTGCTGTCAGAGCACCGCCATCGTTATCAACTGAAGGGTTGCTTGACTTAGCACCTAAGTAACGATCATCAAAGTCATCGTAGACAGCCTGAGCAGATGCCAGAGCAGCTTCAGCAGCAGCCTGAGCTGTCTCAGCGTTAGCCTCGGCAGTCTCTGCATTGGCTTCAGCAGTCTCAGCGTTAGCTTCTGCTGTCTCAGCAGCGGCCTGAGCAGCCTCGGCAGCAGTCTGGGCAGCTTCAGCGGCAGCTTGTGCAGCCTCGGCAGCGGCCTGTGCAGCTTCAGCGTTAGCTTCAGCAGTCTCTGCATTGGCTTCTGCTGTCTCTGCATTAGTCTCGGCAGTGGCAGCAGCAGATGCGCTCGATGCAGCGGCACTGGCCGATGTAGCAGCTTGATCTTTATAGCCTTCTGCCTCATCAGCGATAATACGTACTTCCGTTATATCGGAGTCGGTACGTGCTTCACCTGTTCCACCGGGGCCGCGATAGATTGTCATACAATTTCCTTAGTCTTCTTAACTTGTTTAACGACTTTAACTGTTTGTCTTTGTTCAGGCTCAGGAGTCTCGATAATCTCATACCATTCAGGATTATCCCTAAAACTCTTAATGTCTACATCACGAGTAACCGTGGCAATAGTCTGAGGTCTAGTGCTATGCTTCATTTGAAAGCGTACCATATTGTGTATCTCCTTTGTTTATTACTCACCTGATAGTAAGTAGTAAATAAAAGAGACCCCCGAAGGGGCCTCCTTATTCATCTATTAAGCCGCAGAAGCGTCAACGATGATTGGAACGCAACCGTAGTCACGCAGTTCGCCCACGCCATACAGGGTGTCAGCAGTGAACAAGTTACCGAGGTATTCTTGTTTGTACTGAGTCTGAGCGCGAACGCCGATCTGCTCAACCAACACAGCCCAATCGCGGTGGAACATCAGAGCAGCGCGGTCAGTAGCGGTGTTGCCAGCAGCGGTATCGCAGTTGGTAGACACATACACTTTAACGCCGTAGATGTCGCCGAACTCACCGTTTTGCAGGGTAGTACCGTTGCCTTTGAAGGCCTGCTCGGTGAAGCGGTTGATACCCAACATGCTGTTACGAGCAACAGGAGGAACCACCAGCGAACGACCGTCCATAGGCACGTCTTGGTCGTCCAGCAACTGGATAGCTGCACGGATACCAGCATCAGCGATGTTGGCAGCGTTGGACGAACCGTAAGTGTAAGCAGCGCCGGTAGAACCGATGATGCCACCAGCGTACTGAGCGTTAGCGGAAGAACCGCCACGAGCAGCGCGAGCCAGTTGGATCAAAGTGGTGTCCACTTGCTTGCCCAGAGCGTGACCTGCGTCATCGGTGTAGAAGCTACGCAGGCTCGACAGAGCTTGGGCTTCAACGATGTCTTCGATCAAGCGGCTGTACTCGAAGTGTTTGTCGATAGAGATGGTCACATCGCCTTCAGTTGCAGCGATCAAGGTGACTTGACTGCCAGCAGCTTTAGCGGAAGCTGTACCACGGGTAGGCGAAGGAATGTGAACGGTGTCACCTTTCTTGCCCTTGAAGCTCATCTTCTTGACCAGATTGGCCATAACGAGCGATTTCTTGTATGCTGCCACGATCTCATCAGACCAAACTTCAGGGATGAAGGTTGCTGCTGTGGTGACTGTGACGTTGTTTGTACCTAAAGCCATTTGAATACTCCTATGATTTCAATTAAAAATTACTTAACTCGACCCTGTTGATAAGCTGCCATGATTTCAGGTTGTAGCAACTCATAACGATCTGGGTCTGTCATCTTAAGACGGATTAAATCCGCACGACGATATACTTTCTTTGCAACTTCGCCAGAACCACTTGTATCCACACCTGCGGCTCGTAGAGCTTGTGCCTGTTGTTTCTTACCAGCTTCTTGTACGTTGTTGTTGCGAACTTGCTTAAGTTCTTTATAGGTGCTCAAGAGTTCATCCGCTGAACCAAAGTCAAACTCTGCATCTGCTTTAGCGTAAAGGTTAAGACGAATAGGACTAGCTTTCACCCACTCCTGAAATCCAGTGTCGTTGGCGATAGTGCCAAAGTCAGGATGTTTGGATGCTAATTGCTGTGCTGTCTTCATCCGCTTTAGCTCAAGGTTAGCTTGTTTAGCTTCAATGACTGCGGGGTTATTCTCAATTGCACGTTTAATAGAGTCTTGAGGGTTCTCAAAGAAATCTACTTCGGGCGCACTTTCAACAGTTACTGCCTTATCGCTTTCGAGTTGTCGTTTCAGTAATTGATCTGCTAATGAACGTACTTCGTGTACTTCCTGTGCTTGCCTCCCAATCATCTTTTCAGCTTCTTGGTGCATCTTTACGATGTCTTCAAAGGCTTTACCTTTGTATTTATCAGGAACTACATTCTCTACTTCTACAACTTCTTGAGGTTGCTCCTGTACCGGAGTCTCTTGAGGTTGCTCATCTGTGATCGTGTCCAAGGTTGGATCAAACGATTCGTCGTCAATAAATGCCATACTATTATTCTCCTGTCTCTCTTGAGATTATAGGACTATGAAATGTGGATACTCTCGTACCTACCCGTTTAATGTGAAGTGTTACTCTGGAACAGCGTAAGAGGCTTTCCTCTCTTGTTTCAGCTTATCACTTCGTTTACGTTCCCATGCGTCATATGCACCAGGAAAAGCACCTGTGATGCCCTCCAAGTTACTCCTGACACTGGAAACAATTCTCGTTGAATGCTTACCGCAGGCTCGACAAGCGAGTTCCCTACAGTCTTCATCAACAAACGCTTCAGAGATGTGTCCATCTTCACAAACAAACTCAAACATTCGGCGCATTACTGTACCTCCTGCTGAAGTTGCTCGAAAATCTCTTCACAAGTCTTCTTGCGGTTAAGAATCAAATCTAGAATGTCCAACTGTCCTAGTCGGTAGTTTAATGATTGTTCGTCTTTCACAGTGCGAACATTGTCTAGATTAGTTTCTAACTCTTTGAGGTCTTCAATCAAGTATTTCCACCCTTC